TGCATATACACTTGGTGTAGTATTCAAAGCCATCGGAACATCTTGACTACCAAGACGAAATTCCAACTCTTCTTTACCAACTGTTGTGTATGCAACAGGTGTCTTTTCATCTGCTCTTGAAGCCAAAACCTCAAGTGCAGACATCTCAACTACTGAAACTATAAGTCCAAAGTCGAGTGTTGCATCACCACTAACATCAATAGATTTAGTAGTGGATTTATACCCAATAACTGAAGCTGTAACTGTGTAAGAACCTGGTCCGATTTTAATCGTATAGATACCATCTGCGTTAGCAGCGGCACCTAAATCAGTTCCATCAACAACTACATTAGCTCCAACTAAGGGTTCACCTTTCTCTGATGCAACTGTACCACTAATACTTTGTCCATAGACAAATATAGGTAGTAACATTGTAAACATCATTGAAAGTAGATTCCGTTTATTCATAAACGTTCTCCTCGTTGTTATTGTTAAGACGCATTTTTCCATAGGTGCGTCAACTGCCTATCTGGGGTATGTGAAAACTTAGTTTGCATATTCTTGATCATCATTATCTCCACTCATCGGTGGTATTTCACAATTATCATTATTACAAAATTTATCTATATCTGCTTCTTCATTTTTAATTACACCAAAATATAATTTACCAAGCCTATCTACTTCAAAATGATATGTTTTCTCATCAATCGCCTCATAGGGCATTTGTTTATATGCTCCCAGTTCATGTCTTGGTAAAAGTGATATACCTTTCAAATTATACTGAAAATATTTCAACACGTGTGGTAATTGATCTGATTCTGTTTCAGGGTCGAATGTGGCCGTACAACTAACTTGATTGTCTGCCCAATGTCGTTGCATAAATGCTGCTAAACTGAATTGTTCCCATATAGATAACTCACTCGCAGTTCTTATACCCTCACCTACATCTACTGGTACTTCTACCACCAATGTTGAATCTTCAGAACCAAATGCTGGTTCTATTGTATAATTTGCCTTCTTCAAAGGTTCTACTAATTCTGAATGTTTTGATATTCTAATCCTTCTAATATAAAATCTTGATTCTGGATAATGTAATCCTGGAGTTGCACCAGCTAATAATGAAACTGTACCACTCGGTTTTACTGAAGTAGTTTTGATAGATTTGGGTATTGCAAACCAATCAGAATATATACAATCCCATTCTTGTATTGTATCATAACCGTTCTCCAACCAATCTTTTAACTCGTGTATTCCACGACTTGTTATAAACTGAGCAACACCACTTACTGAACAACCAATTCGTCTGTTTCTTAACATAACTCTGTTAGTATCTGACCAATGTGTTCTCCCAAGTGTTACCGTTTTGGCATACAAATAGGCATATTTAAGTGTCCTCTTATAATCCTCTAATGAATCGTGATTGTTTGGAAATGTCTCTACTAAACAACATAACTCATAACTTTCTAATGTTTGTTCTAAACATGGATTTCCACCCATTGCTCTATGGTCTTTATTATCACCACCATTTTTCATTCTTGAGTAGTGTCTCATATTTTCTAACCAAGCAAATCCAGGTTCTCCATTGTCCGAAATACGTTCACACACATCAGAATAATCCATACCAAGTTCTGCAAATACTGAATTGTTTGAAGTCCATCCGTAAGTTTCTCTGTGTTTATTTACTTTATAATTCTTTAAGTCTAAATATTCTTCATCATAAGGATCACCAAACACAATCTCTGCTGTTCGTCTTACGTTCCCTGCTACGACACATTTACCAATTAGGTTCATTATGTCCACAATAGTTGTTACGGTAATTGGATTTCCTGAATTATCATCTAATACATTTCGAATTGCTCCATGAATTTCTTTTAATGGTTCGTGGCCACTTGATACTCCACCAAAACCTTTGATTGGTTCACCAGCTGGTCTTACTTTTGAATAATCAAATTCTACTACAGTAGTTCCGTGAAAATAACTCTCCAATAATAATTTAAGTGATTCTACCCAACCCTCTCTCGTGTCAGGTATTTCAAATATTTCTTCTTTTCTATCTTTATTTACTCCCTTTATTATAATCTCTCCAGCACCTTTGGTATCGAATCCTACTCCTACACCTAACATCGATGCGTCCATTAGAAAACAGAATGGTTTTGCGTAATCTTCTTTTAGTGTTTTTGTTGATACGAATGCACAATTGTTTAATGCAGCATATAATTTCTTTTCCTCGGTAATAGCAGTTCCCATTGCCCACAATCCTCTACCTGGAGGTAAGAACTTCATATTAAAAATTCTATCATACATTTCTTGTGCAGATTTTTGTGCTTGCCAAGCATTCCAACCTAATTGATGAGTTTCAATATGATTTTTTTGCATAGAATAAGTGCCCTCAACAACCCTTTGAACCGTCTCCCACCATTTTTCATTTTTTCCATCTTCTTTGATACGAGAATAGGTTCTCATATACACCAATTCACCTAAACCGTTAAAACCAAATGGTGGTTTTTTTCTTTTATACTTACTTATAAACTGTTCAGATAACTTAAACTTTTCCATAACTACTCCCATTATAATCTTTTCGTAAAACATCCTTTTTCTTTAAACTCCAAGAATAACTATAATATATACTTGACATTAGCAATCAATATATACAAATTTTTCGATTTTTATAATAAATTTTCTTTGAAGTTTTATTCAAACCCTTCACCATCAAAATCTTTCTTCTTTTGTGCTAATGATTTACGATAATATTCTTGAGAATTATCCATTTTTCCTTGTGCTTGTTTACCACCTGCACTACTCGATTCAAATATCTGAATATTTCCTGTATTAGTATTAATATTTGCAGGAAATGTAAGTCCATCTGGCCCAAATCTATTTTTTATTACATGGAATCTACCTGTATTTGCAATCTTATCTTCAACTTTTCTACTCATACTCATAACAAAATCCGCTGTCATAACTTTACTATAATCCTCTGCAACTTTATCAGCTCCAATAACTTCTTCTTCTAAAGAAGAACGATTGGCTTGTGAGGCAGTCCATATAGGAATTTCAAATTCTCCTGCCAATCCTCGTAATTCTTCATAAACATGACCTATTTGGTGTCGTTTCTCTGTAAACTGTTGTGTAGATTTCATAATATCTGCATAATCCACAATCACTAAATCTGGTTTTATTCTTTGTAGTTCACATTGTTGTAAATGTGCTGTAATTGTATTTACACTTGCAGTTCTTGTAGGATAATACTTGATAATCAAATTACCTTTGAGTTTTTCTATGGCACTTAACACTTCTTCTTTATAATATTGTAAATTTCCTGTAGGTTGTCCACTTACAATACAATCATATCGTAATCCTACATATTGTGCATTTAACTCTAAAGTATAATGTACTACAGTTAAACCTTGTTGTACTGAATGTGCTCCTAATGATTGTAACGTCCAAGATTTACCAATACCAGCGGGAGCAACAATCACTCCTAATTCACCTTTACCTAAACCACCTTCCATCAAATCATTTATACTATCCCATTTTGTTGGTACAATATCTCGTGCCTGATTAGTCATTCGTTCTTCAAAACCTGTCAAGTACTCGTGTCCAATATCTCTTTCAATACCAGCCCTCATTGCCGTATCAATCACACCCTTTATCTCATCATATTGATGATTATCCAATAACTCAACTGATTCCATTATAGCAGTTTTGATAACTTGATTCTTACAAAACTCTAAAGTCTTTTCTTTTACAAACACTAAATCTGGTGATTCTCTATATGACCATGCTTGTCGTAAAAAATCTACCACACCTGATTTCAATACATCGTTTTCTATATCATCTACAAAAACTTTTAAAGCTTCCATTGTAGGTGTAGATTTATATTTTGTAAAATAATCTTGTATTGATTTTATAATAAACTTATTAGATTCACTATCGAAATAACTAACATCTAATATATCAACAATCTGTTTAGTAAATTTATTATCTGTAATCAAACTTGTAATAATTTTACTTTGAAATGAAGTTCCGTATTTTACTAAGGTTTCACTCATTGACTTTCCTTTTTAAATACAAAAATTGGTTCAGTTTTCACACCCTTACCAGCAACACTTGATAATATCAAATCTACTGTAGGTTCTTGTGTAAATCCAATATCTTTTGATATATTTACAGTTTCCTTTTCTATAAATTTATATTTAGGTGTATTTGCAATGTTGATTAACATATAACCATTCTTCTTTAATCCAAAGTAACAATTTTCTATAGTTTTCTTTAAAAATCCATCTACCCACTCATCTGAAGTTGGGAACTTCTTATAACTTTGAGTTGATTCAGCTGAATATTTCTCTGTATCGAAATAAGGTGGTGAGGTGAAGCACAAATCTAACGACTCCGCTTCAGGTCGAAATTCCTCACTACCTTGTTTATAAATATCAATCTGTTTTTCAAGATAAAGAAAATCTTTTTTTATTTTCAATAAACCTTCATATGTTTTAGTTGAAGGTTCAGTTCCTATATAATGTTTAGTATTTTTTGATGCTAAAAATCCAATCAATCTTCCACCCCAACCACAACTCATATCTCGTATCACTCCATCACCACCAAACTTCTCATAGATAACTTTGGCTGCACTTGGTCTAAAATTACTCACTGCCTGAGAACCTTGATATAATTTTAATGATTGTCTAAAACGATTTTCTGTAAATTTATTATTTCCATGCTTCTCTTGCCATTTCCAAGTTTTTCTAATTATTGTTTTGAGTAAATCATCATCATTGAAATACCCAATAGGTGGCATTTTAGAATTTCCACATTGAACATCTACCCAATGAGGAAAATAACTCCATGCTAATCTCAAAGAATGCATAGTTTGTTGAATCTGATTATCAATATAGATACTATCCGAATCAAATTTTCTCAATGAATTTATATGTGAGTTCTTTTCTTCTTCTCGTACTGTATAGTGTGGAAATCCCTTTTCTCTATAGTATTTAAATATCCATTCAATACCATCCTCAATATCAATAGAATTTATGTCATTTGTAACTCTATGATAATTTAATTCTAATTCATCAATATCTAAAAATTTTTCCAATACACTATAATCTACACTCATTCTACATCTCTATACATCTGCTGTATTTTTTTATCATAGAATTCTTGAGATTTCTTATCACGATATCTTTGTTTTGCCTTCGTTAAAATCTTATCACGATTACGCATATAATGTTCCATTTGCCAACGGCGTTGGGCCTTTTTTTTATCTTCTTTTGTAAAATATTTTTTCTTCCTACCCATTACTTAATAATCCTCTGTTTGACAAGTGTAACAGGGACAATTCCCATACTTATCTGGATCACCTTTATATTCTTTTACATACTCTCTAAAAGTTTTTATATCTTGTGAACCACCATATTCATATAACCATTTACCATATATATGTTCTAATTGTTTTTCTGTATACTCCTTATCCATGAGTTTTCTCCGCCATATGATTCAATCTATTGAAAGTGGTATGTAACCAACTATTCAAGTTAGGTAGTGCAGTATATAATTTATCTTCTAAAAACATTTTTTGAAATTTATGTTTTATTAATCTTTGAATTGAATTTGATGTTATATTCTGTATTTTTAATTTAGAATGACCTGATATATTTACATCATCTAAATCCATAAGTTTCTTATTTAATAACATTTGGTCTTGAGAATTAGATACATCTTCACAAAGTTTATATGTATCCTTTTGTACTGATGCACTTTTTAGTACATCATCTAAAGTGTGTTTATGTGAAGTTTCTAAAAATGGAAAATGTTTTATTACGGATTTCAATCCAACACCCTTTACTCCAGGTATGCTATCACTTACATCACCATCTAACATTCTGTATAATAAAAAATTATGAGAAGAAATACCATACTCCTCTACCACTTTTTCTTCATCATACATTTTCTTTTTTGTTGGTGAATATACTCTGATATTTTCATCAATCAACTGTAGAAAATCTTTATCGGTTGACATTATAGTAGATTTTGAACCTTTGAATATATGTTTTGCACAATATCCAATCACATCATCCGCCTCTATATTATCCATATTGATTAAAGTAAGTGGTAAGCATTCTAAATACTGCACTATTCTATTTAACTGAAAAATCATCATTTTCTTTTCTTCATCACGAGTAAGAAAATCATGAGTTCTATTCAATCTATGGGACATTTTTCTTCCCATTTTATATTGTGGAAATATTTTTCTGCGGCGGTT